AACGGAGATGGGTAGGTTTGGGTTCTTAGCACGGCCGTCCAAGAGTAAGCTTCGCTTTTCGGAAGAACTCTGGGTTAGACGAGCTCCGTGCCATAGCTCGGTTGGCTAGAGTACTGGGGGATCAGGCAAAGACGTATGGCTCAGCAGGCTTGGTCCCTAGGGGATTATAAGGGGGTCAGGAAAGGCGGGTTGCTGGAAGAGATTTCCCTTGCTTTGGTCTTCCCGCCCTGTGTATGTTTACCTGCGTAGCCAGACGGGGGGGCAAGCTCACGGGAGCCATGGGCCCGGTTCGACTCCGGGGCCCCCGCCATCTCACCCAGGAGCCCCGCCATGCTCGCCCCCAAGTTCCCGGACCATGGCACCCTCACCCCGGAAGAGTTGCACTTCCAGCGCCTCGACGCCATGGCCGCCCTGGTCGACGCCGAGCACTGGTTCGTCCTCGCCTCTGCCGGGAGTGCCCGGAAGCTGCGCTTCTACGCCTCGCCCGTCGCCCTGGCCGAGATGCTGGCTGGCGCCCTCCGGCACTGCCCGAGCTATGCCCAGGCTTTCAAGGCCGCCCTGGTCGACGCCGGCCACTGCGAAATCCTCGTGCCCGCTGCAGCCCCCGACCCCAGTCTCCCCCAGCTGAACTGACATGTGCCGGAAGGACACCCCTGCACGCATGCGGGTGCGGCCCGACGGCGACCGGCGTCCCCGCAAGCCCAAGCCCAAGAATCCAGCCCTGTGGGTGTGCCTCAAGCGCCGCGGTTTGTTCCACCTTTTCACCCATCGGGAGGGCACCAGCCTGGTCTTTGCCTGTGGCCTCAAGCGCCTGCCGTCCATGGTTTTTAGCCAGCACGAACTCTATGCTGGCGTGCCGCATTATGCCTGTCCCGACTGCGACAAGCTGCGTTTCTTCCCCCACCCCCCGAGGGCGTGATGCTCAAGCTCATCTGCAACGATGCCTGTTACGAGCTCACCGACGAGGAGGCCCAGGGCCTAGGTGAAAGCCTCATCATCGGGGCCACATCCGAAGATTTCTGGAACGCCCGCGGCCGCGTCTGGCCCTCCACTTCCAACCCGGATCCCGAACTCATCCGCCGCCTGCCCTTTCTGTTCCTCGCCGTTGCCCGTGTGCGACCCGCCGTCGACAGCATGGCCACTATCCCGCTGCAGGTCGGCCAGCTGCGCTCTGTGCTACAGGCCGCCTACCCGCCGCCGGCCCCCGTCGACTGGGAGCCAGGCGCGACCCCGCCGACCTGACCATGCCCGTGCGCCCGGCTATCGGCCGACGCCAACTCCAGGTGCTGCAGTACATGGCCTCCTGTGCCAATCCGCCGTCGCTGTCGGAGATCATGCAGCAGGTTGGCTGGCGCTCTACGACCCCCGTCTCCGAGGCGCTCCGGGCCTTGCAGCGCAACGGGTACATCCGCACGAAGTCCTGCCGGCCGCGGGCCCGCTGGCTGACCCCGCTGGGCAGGAGGATACTGGAGGCATGCCAAAACTGACCGAGGCGGCCCGCCGCCGCATTCGTTACCTGTGGCGCCAGGACGTGTTGGAAGCCGGCGTTGGCGTCTGTTACACGGATGGCCTGGGTAACACACGGCGCCTGTTACAGTTCTTCAACCTGGGACCCGGAGGTCACGGGGCGGCTGATACCGAGGTCGAGTACCTCGTCTTGAGCGGTCGCCCTGGGTCGTTGCCGGTCGGTTTCCAGGGCTGGATGTCGCTGCAAAGCTTCTGCCGCTGGGCCAAGCGCCGCACCAAGGAGGAGAAGCATGCCTAGGCCGTGGCTGCACATCAAGTCCGATGCGAGTGGGATCATCATCAAGGTCCATCGCATGCCCCGCCCCCCCACGCGCAGCCAGCACTTGGTGCAGCTGTGGTGGCGTCTGAGCCAAAACAAAGGCGATGGGTAGGAAGCCCAAGACCCGCTGCGGCAAGTGGTGGCGTGTGACCTACGGGGCGCTGCAGTACCCCCTGCACTCTGTGTTGGTGGTGAAGGAGCCCGGGGCTGTTGGGGTGCCCGCCGGCCACCTTGTCCTGCGGGAGGACGAAGAGGGCTACGAGGGCCACTTTGAGCGGTCCCTGCTCACCTGCGACGAGCACGGCTATCCGGTATCCAGCTATCACCCTACCTGGGCCGAGGCCAAGGCTGCCCTGGTGAGTGCGCACGAAGCCCGCTACGGCCAGGCCCAGAGCAACGCCAAGTGGTGGCGCAAGCGTCTCTCTCGGGCCCACGCCTTGCGCCAGGAGAGCTACTTGGAGGAGCTGTACGACGTATGACCATCACCGAGTTCCGCGAAGAGTTGAAGCGGCTCTACCGGGAGTTTCCCCGGCCGCAGAGGGAGACGGAGACGGTGGGGGACTGGGCGCGGCGCCTCTTTGAGCACCAGGTTACCGTCAGCAAATGCATCACCGACTTCTTCGCCTACGACTTTCCCTACGAGGCCGGGCAGGAGCCGCCCCCGGACGTTCCCACCGAGAGTGTTTCCTGCCAGGGCGTGGCCGATGCCATCAACTACTCACTGCGCCAGGAGCGCTACCGGATCCACCAGGCGGGGAAGCTGCGACCGGACGGCGCCCCGTGACCTCCGCGCTTGACCCCCTGTTACAGATGTGTTATCCTTGCCGTAACGGTTAACCACACTGTTACAAGAGTTTGCCGGATGGAGGCTGAGCGCCGTTGAACGGACTACATCCTACCATCCCCAGCTTTTCTTGGCAGGAAGTCTCCGACCCCTCGATTCCTTTAGCCGACAGCCTGCACCACCTGCTGCTGGAGGCCCCCGACCGCTTCTGGCGTCACATGCAGCGCCTACAGCGGCTGCGTGACGTCTTCGGCAAGCCCATCACCATCTCGTCCGGGTACCGCTGTCCGGCGCACAACGCCGCCGTCGGCGGGGCGCCAGCTTCGCAGCACCTCATTTTCGCCACCGACCTGATCTTCCCCGGCTACGCTTACCGTGACCGCAGCACGCGCTGGGTGCACGTCATCAAGCCGTTCATGTTTCATGGCATTGGCTTCTACGAGTGGGGCATCCATGCGGATTGCCGTTCGGAGGACGTCATCACCGTGTGGGAAGAGAAGGACGGCGTGCGTCGTTCGTGGCGCACGAGCTACCAGCCATGAAGATCACCAAGCGGCACCGACAGGCCATCCACCTGATGATCCTGGGTCCCAAGGGGATGAACCAGTTGCGGGTCATCGCCGAGAAGTGCGGCGTCACCCGCAGCACCATCCAGGTATGGAAGCGCGACCCTGACTTCCAGCGCGAGTACTTGCACCAGCTCGACCAGTACCGCAACAACTTCGAGGAGGTGGCCCTGTCCGAGCGCAAGGCCCGGGTGACCCTGCTCAACGAACTGTGCGAGCAGACCGAGGCGCAGGACGAGAGGAGCGTCCGCCTGAAGATGGCCCTGCTGGAGCAGATCCGCATTGAGATGGGCGAAGGCACTCCGGCGCAGATCAACCACCTACACCGGATGGTGGGCGTCAACCTGCCGCCCCGCGCCAGCTCTTACGAGGAGTGGATGAAGCAGAACCGCCGCATGGAAGACCGCCCGGAGCCCGTCCCAGCCAACGGCCATGGGAGCCCCAACTGATGGCCCGCCGCGCTCCAGTCAGCGTGCCCGACGATCAGATCCGCCCCTGGACTCCGCAGGCGGGCCCCCAGGAAAAGGCCGTCCGTGCGTCGTTCGTGACGGAGCTGTTTTTTGGTGGGGCCCGGGGCGGGGGCAAAAGCGACTTCCTGCTGGGGGACTTCGCCGCGGATGTCAACCGCTACGGCCACCACTGGCGCGGCGTGCTCTTCCGGCGCACCTACCCAGAGCTAGACGAGATCATCGCCCGCTCGAAGGAAATCTACTACCACGCCTTCCCCGGTGCCGAGTACAAGACCGGGGCCAAGACGTGGATCTTCCCTTCCGGGGCCATGCTGCGCCTGCGGCACATCGAAACAGAGTCGGACGCCGACCACTACCAAGGACACGCCTACGGCTGGATCGGACTAGACGAGCTGCCCACCTGGGAGAACTTGCGCGCCTACCACAAGCTCAAGGCATGCTTGCGCGTCGGCGGCATCGAGGTCAAGGAGAAGCGCATCCGCGCCACGGGCAACCCCGGCGGCGCCGGCCATACGGCCGTCAAGGTCTACTTCATCGACTGCGCCCCAGAGGGGACGGTGTACCTTGACCCCGAGACGGGCGACAGCCGCATGTACATCCGCTCGCTCGTTACCGACAACAAGATCCTGCTGCACAACGATCCCACCTACCTGCAGCGGCTCAAGGGGGTGGGCGATCCCGAGTTGGTGCGGGCGTGGCTGGAGGGCGATTGGCAGGCGTTCGTCGGCGCCTACTTCGGCTCGTGGCGCGAGCGTGACGTCCGCGTGCCCTCCTTCGACATCCCCTCGCACTGGCCACTCTACGGTGGCATGGACTACGGCGAGGCCAAGCCGACGTCGTTCGGGCTCTACACCGTCGACTACGATGGCATCGCCTACCGCATCGCGGAGTACTATGCCGCCGGGCGGTCAGCGTCACAGCACGCCGAGCACATCAAGAAGCTGGTGGACAACTGCCCCATGACCAGCGGGCGGCTGCCGCAGACGATCTACTGCGACCCGTCGATGTTCGTCAAGCGCCGCCTGTCAGAGACGGTCAACACCAGTCCGGCCGACATTTTCGCCGACTACGGCCTGTGGCTGACACCGGCCAACAACGACCGGGTAACAGGCTGGCGGGTCATCAACGATGCCCTCATCAAGGGCAGGCTCAAGGCGTTTGACGGCTGGAACGACACACTATTCGCCATTATGCCGACGCTGCCGCGCGATCCTAAGCACCCGGAGGATCTGGATACGCGCGCCGAAGACCATGTCGCGGACGAACTTAGGTACGCACTTATGCATCTGTACCGTCCTCACATGAAGGCGCGGTCCCAGGGGCGCGATCCGTTCCTCGGGAGCAACTTGCTCGACTCGCTCACCGTGGCGCGCGCGGGCCGGCGGCCGGCTGGGAGAGTAGCATGAACGCCGAAGACCGTCAGCGCTGGCGTCAGGCCATCACCAACGCCGAGAAGTACCTGGCCCCCAAGCGTCGCGTCTGGCGGCGGCTGCAGAAGGCGTACGCCCTGGAGTTGGACGTGCCGGGCTTCCCGCCGGAGGATGTGGTGCGCGTCGCCCGTTTCTACCCGCAGGCGCGCCAACTCATCACCGCCATTGCCTTCCGTTACCCCTTCATCACCATGAAGGTAGAGGACGAGGGCTATCGCTACGGCGTCGAGACCCTGGAGCGCGCCGGTAACGCTGCCTTGCGGCTCATGAAGGCCAAGCGCGAGATTCAGCAGGCCGCCTTCGACGCGCTGTTCTGTTACCGCGGTTGGATCAAATTCGGCTATAACCCCCCGGGCTCCTCCGACATCGTCGCGCCGTACGTTCTGGCCGACGATCTGTGCAACGACTTCCCCTACGTGCAGCGGGTGTCCCCCTACAACATGCTCGTCGACCCGCTGACGCCTCCGCACAACCTCAGCTATGCGCGCTATCTGATCGAGAAGATGCTGGTGCCCCTGGAGTTCGTGAAGAAAGATGATCGTTTCGCGCACCGCGCCGAGATTCAGCCGCTGCGCAAGGGCGACCTGCGAGACGAGATCCTGTTGGACCTACAGGAGGATCCGACGCGCCCGGCCGAAGAGCAGCAGGCATACGAGGAAGCGCTGGGGCACGGCGAGATGGTGCTGCTCTACGAGATCCATGATCGCCTGCACCGCCGCCGCATTGTCCTGGCCGAGGGTGTCGACGAGCCCGTTGAAGATATCGACCATCCCCTGCTGGAGCAGGAGCCCATCATCATGCAGGACCCGGTCGACGGGCAGTCCTACCCAACGGGCGACTACCAGCCTACCGGCGCCTGGCTGTGTGAGGGCGGCTTCCCCTACCACTCCATCACCTACGACTTGGCTTGCGAGGAGCCGTACGGCAACCCCATGATGGAGTACGTGGAGGACGAGCAGCAGGTCATCACCGAAAGCGCCACGCGCCGCGCCGACCTGCTCAAGCGCATGGCGCGCATCATCCTGGGGCAAATGGCCGAGAAGGAGGAAGATCCCGATATCGAGTCCAAGCTGAAGAACAGCCGCGATGCCACTGTTTTGTGGGTCAAGGACATCGACAAGGCATTCCGCGAGGTGCAGTGGGGCTCCCTGCCACAGGACCAACTGGGCATCGAAAGCGACATGCGGCACTACGAGGAGCAGGTGCTGCAGGTATCCCAGCTCGCCATGGCCGGTTCCTCGCGCATGACGGCCACCCAGGCATCGCTCATCGCCTCCTTCGGACAGCTCAACCGGGAGTGGTTGCAGGAAGCCATCACCGAGGCATACCGGGTGACTGTCCGGAACACGCTGCGCATCATGTCTGACCCGCGCTACACCCCGGACAAGTTCATTATCGCCTTCGGCGAAGACGCGGCGCCGGTCTACCAGGCCATCAGCGCTGACATGCTGCGGGTGGGCTTCCAGATCCACATCGAAGCGGCCAGCATGCGCCCGCTCTTCGAGGAGTTAGAGCGCGAGGACACCCTGGCCCTGGTCAACTATCTGATGGCCGTCCCCGAGGTGGACAAGCGCGAGGTGGTCCAGCTCATCCTGCGCACCTTCCGCGTCCCCAACCCCGAGCGCTTCATGGGGCCGGACCAGGATGCCAACGAGATCCGGGCCGCGCAGCTCGAAAACCAATTCATGGCATCGCGGCTGCAGGACCCCGGGGTGCTGCCCACCCAGAAGCACGGCGTCCATGCCCAAGTGCACCAGCAGGCGGTGCAAGATCCGGCCGTGGTGCAGTTCCTCCAGGCGCAGATGCAGATCAACCCGCAGGTCGCGGTCGGCTTCCAAATGCTTTTGCAGCAGCACCTCCAGGCACATGCCCAGGCCGCCCAGCAGCAGCAGGCCGGTGGCGGCCCGGGTGCCCAGCGCGCCCAGGCGGCCAAGGCGCGGCCCTCCGTCCGCGAGCAGGGCACGCGCCAGCCCATGGAGGCCGCCGGCAACCTGCAGAGCAGCGTGCGTAGTAACGCCCAGCGCATGGGGCAGGCTGTGAGTATCAACCCGGAGCAGAACTGATGCCCGCGTATGACTACAAGTGCCGCCGCTGTGGTCATATTGACGTCGACGTGACCTACACAAGCTGGCGTAACGCGCCCCAGAGGCGGCGCTGTCCGGCTTGTAACAAGCGCTCGTGTTACAAGGTCATTGGCACCCGCAACTTCATCCATCCTAGCCTATCCAGCCTCTACGACCGGCTAGAGCCGGCACTGGGCTACGAGAAGTTCGGCAGCTACGACCGCAAGAAGAAGCTGCTGCGTCGGTTCGACGCGGAAGAAGGGAGCGACCCAGTGCGCGGCGCCCGCCAGTGGCGCCCGGAGATTCCCAAGCCGCGCCCAACCACAACCATGACGTGGGGCGACGACCGCCCCACCCACGAGTAGGAACACCATGCCCGAAGAGAGCGCCCCGAACCTCAGTCAGGTACCAGCGCCCGCGCCTGCGCCAGCCGAGAGCGACGACGGGTTCGCCGCCGATCTGCTCGGCCCCCCGCTGCAGGGCGAGGCGGCTGCCCGGCCGGAGCCGGCCACCGCGCCCGCCTTCGATCCTGACACGGTGGACTGGTACCGCGCCCAGCCGAAGGATCTGCCTCCGTGGGCGCAAAAGGTGCAACGGAACCTCAAGGACAACCTTTCCGAGCGATCCCGTCTAGAGCAGGAGTTGCGGCGCCCGCCGGCGCCCATTGCTCCGGCGGCTCCCGAAGTCAACGCCGACCTGGTCAGGGCCATCGAGAAACTGGCCCCCGCTCAGGACCGTTACGCCGATCTGCGCTCCAAGCTACCGCCCGAGGAAGTCGGGGCCATCGACGTGGTGCTGGAGATCATGCGCCGCGAGCTGGCCGAGTCCGGCCCCAAGGTAGAGCCCGTGCAGCAGGAGGTCGCCACTCTGAAGCAGGCGGTGGCCTACGTGCTGCGCCAAATGCAGCAATCCCAGGTGAGCACCCAAGCCGGCGAGCTGCAGGCCGCCGTGGGCAAGTACGGCGAGGATGCCCTGCGGGCCGCGGCGCCGACGCTCCGGGGGCTGATGAACGTGCCCAACCCGCACACCGGCCGCCTCTTCACGTTGGGGGAAGCCGCTGGGTGGGTGCTGGGACGTGGGCAGCAGGAGCAGGCACAGGAACGTGACGCGCAGGCGCGCGCCACCGCCAAGCGGTCAGTGGCCAGTGTGCCGTCGGCCCCGGTCAACGGGCAGGGGCCCCTGAGTAACGACCAGGTGATAGCTGAGATGCGGGCGCTCGGGTTCAAATAGGAAGGTGTAACATCCCATGGCTGCAACGAGCAAGACCGACACCTGGGATGCCGCCTGGACGCTGACGGGTCGGGCGCGGCGCAAGCGCCTCACCGACAACATCAGCGACTCGTACCCGACAATCGGGGAGTTCCGCAAGAAGGGCATCCTCGAAGTCGAGACGGGCGGCAAGGAGATCCAGGAAGACCTGATGTACGCCCTCAACTCGTGGGGGTGGTTCGACGGGTTCGACATCCTCAACACAGACGCCGTGGACGGCATCACGGCGGCTTTCTACCAGTTCAGGTACGGCTACGTGCCGATCACCATCTCCATGACCGAGGAGACGGAGGCGCGTGACGCCGAGGGCGCCATGTCGCTCATGGACGCCAAGATGAAGCAGTCCATGATCACTGCCTTCGACGGCGTCAACTCCCAACTCAACTCGGCGGCTACCGGCAAGTCCATCCTGGGGCTGCAGGACCTGGTCAGCACCAGCTCCGGTGCCACCGTCGGTGGCATCAACTCCGGCACCGAGACGTGGTGGGACAACAGCCGAGTCAACTACACCACGAACTATGGCACCACCAAGTTCGCCGCCAAGTCCACGGTGTACACCGACATGTACGTCGGCATCCTCGCCATGCGGGATCTGTGGAACGCGCAGAGCGAGGGCAACGACACCCCGGACCTGTGCATCACGGACTACAACGTCTACGGCGCCTACGAGGGCATCTTCGAGGGCACCGGCTTCCAGCGCCTGGCGGCGCGCGACGCCAACGCGGTCGACGGCACCAGCCCGATGTACCGGGGGATGAAGATCCTGCCGGACAGGGATGCGCCGTACACGGCGGGCAACGGCCAGATGCGCTTCCTCACCACCAAGTTCCTCAAGTTCAAGGTCCAGGAGGGCAAGAACTTCGCCAAGACGCCCTTCAAGGAGCCGGCGAACCAGCTCGCCAAGGTCGCCTTCGTCGTGCTGGGGGCCCAGGGCACCACCAACCACCGCGCCCGCCAGGGCGTGCTCTACAACATCACCGCAGTGTGACGCTCCTGGGGGTCAAGCCAATGGCCCCCTTGAGCCTGCCCACAGGCAAAAGGAGACAGCATCATGGCACGTCCCGGTTGGGAATTCGAGGACGGTAACATCAGCAACGACAAGGCTCGGGGGCTCGGCCAGATCGCCGGCTCGCGGCAGGGATCGCAGGGGTTGTACGAGCAGTCCAGCACGGCCAAGCACCCGCTGGGCTACCGCATCGCCTTCGACGACGGGCGCGTCTACCGCTACGCCCACTTCGCCGCCGCTGTGACCCCGGCCGGCAAGCTGTGCTGCCTGGACGACACGTCCCAGGTGATCGCCGACGGTGCCGCCACGGCCGTGGTGGACTCGGGAGGCACGGCGAAGGACTACGCTTCCTCGGACAAGCCTACCACCATCTACGTCAAGGACTCGGACAAGTTCACCACGGCGCACTCGGATGATGCGCTGGCAGGGGGCTACCTGCACGTCTGCGACAACCCGCACCAAGCGGCCGGAGAGGGCCAGACGTACCGCATCCGCTCCAACGCCTACACGGTCGCCACCTCTGTCATGCAGCTCGACCTGTACGATGCCATAGCCGTGAACCTGGGGTCGGAGGCGCAGGTCGCGGTCACCGGGTGCATGTACCGGAACCTGGTGCCCTCCGGAACTGCCTCCGGCACGGACTCCGTGGTCGCCGGGCTGCCCACCATCGCAATCACAGCGGGCTACTACGCCTGGCTGCAGACGTGGGGCCCGGGCTCTGCGCTCTGCGATGCCTCGGCCGGCACCGTGGCGGCCGGCACCATCGCCACCCTGTCGGACGGCGTCGCCGGGGCAGTGCAGCCCCTCTCCGGCGGGTTCCTCAAGGCCGAGACGTCCGAGGGCATCATCACGCAGGACCTGGACTTCACCCAGGTGATCGTGGATCCCATCGTGGGATTCTTCATCTCCGCGGGCACCAACGGCAACTACGTGCCCCTCTTCTTGCAGATCTCCCCGTAGAGGAATCGGGGAAGCATGGCCATCGTCGGGATCGCAAAGGTGCGTGACGAGGTCCACATCCTCAAGGACACGCTCGACAACTGGGCGCAGTACTGCGACGCCGGCATCCACGTCTACGTGGAGTTCGACGCACGCGGCTGTCCGCACCACGTCGACATGACGGCGTGCATCGCCCGCGAGCACCCTGCCGTCCGCGAGGTCATCACGTCCAACCTCATCGACCCCGACCGCGAGCGGGCCGAGGCACACAACCGGCAGGTCGTGTTGTCCTCGGCCCTTCGCTTCATCGGCCCAGGCGACTGGGTCGCCTACTTCGATGGCGATGAGCATTTGTACGCCGTAAACCCGGACGTCTTCCAGGCGCCGCACTTCCAGGTTATCGCCGCGCCCATGATCGAGAGCTACGTCACCCCGGAGGATGCGGAGCTGTCCGAGTTCGACTACGCGCAGCGCCGCTGGTGCGGTGACGAGTACGAGTACAGTCCACTCTTCTTTCGGCACAGCCCCTACCTAGGCTTCCATCACCGCGACCAGCGTAATATGTCGGTAGACCCGCGCCTCAAAACGCAGCATCATGCGTTCATGGGGAAGTGCCGGCATTGGGGCAAGGGCCTGTCGGTGAAGAAGTGGGAGGAGAAGTGCCACTACTACGCCGAGGTGTTCGGCCCCAAGTACGCCGAGAAGTGGCGCAAGCGCATGGGGCACGCCGTGCACACCCTGTCCGACTTCGGCCGTCCACTGGTGCTGTGGGATGATATCCTGCACGACCGTGCCCCCATCATCTGGCGGCGCGAGCTGGAGCTGGTGTCATGAGCGTGGCTACGATCGCCCACAGCGCCTGGCTGGAAAGCATCGGCGCCGCGCCAGCAAACCAGCACTTCTTCCCGGTGCGGCCTTACAACTTGCAGCTCTTCCCGCCGGCCGGTGCGCACATCCTGGACGTGGGGGCGCACACGGGCGCCAACCTGCTGCACTACGCCCGGCTAGGGTTTGCGTGCGTCGGCGTCGAGGCGTCCCCCTCCTGCTGCCACATCTTCGCCCGGGCACTAGCGCAGCTTCCCCGGCTGCAGCCCCGGCCGGAGATGGTCTGCAGCCTTATCGAGGACTACGCGCCCCCGGCGCTGTTCGGCGCCCTGCTGTGCGGCGAGATGCTGTGTTACAGCCCGCACCCGACGCGGGTCGCTGAAAAGCTGGCCGCCTGCATGCGCCCCGAGGGCGTGGCGCTGGTGAGCGTGCCCCGGGACCCACAGCCCGAGTTTCCTACCCACCTGACCTTGGAGGGACTGGGCGTTTTGCTGGTCAACGCCGGCTTCCGGCTTCACTGGGGTCGTATTCTGCCGGGACTGGGCGGCAGCCCAGTAAGTGCCGTGCGCGCCTTCCGGGAGAGGCTATGAGTATCGTCGTCTGCGTGCCATGGATCAAAGCCCACAAGAAGCACATGCCGCATTTCATCCAGTGGTACGCCTGTAACTGGGAGAAGCACGACCTCAAGTTGCACATGGAGCTGTGGCGGCCGCTGCACAAGGTGCAGGCCAACGCCGTCAAGACGGCACGCGAGATTGGCGCCTCGCACATCCTGTTTACCGAAGACGATCAGTGGGGCTACCCGGTGGATGGGCTAGACGTGCTGCTGGAGGCGAACAGGGACGTGATCGGCTTCTCCACGTACACCAAGGAGCCGCCGCATCTTCCCATGACGTTCAAGCGGGAGGATCCCAATGTCTCCATGCTGGTGCGGGCCCGTAACATGCTCCCCACCTATGTTACGCAGGAGATCGAGGCGTTCGACCTGATTACCTGGGCGTTCACCCTGGTACGCACGTCGGTGTTCGACCGGGTTCTCGAGGACCCGTTCCGCTGCTGGGACGACGTGCCGACAGACAGCCACTTCTGCCAGGCGTGCCACGATGTCGGCATCCCGCGCTACGTCCACAATGGGTTCGTCATCAACCATGGGCACGTGCCCAAGGGCGAGATTGGCTTCTCGCGGCGCGCCTATGATGCTATGTGCGCCAGCCGGGGCATCTTCGGCCGCGACGCCATCGTCATCCCGGGGGACCATGACGACTACGTCTACCGACCCGAGTTCCAGCAGGCCATCCGCTGCTACGACACTGGGCCGATCCACGACCCGGACCCCACGGCCGAGGGGGTCCTATGAGCGCCCACCCGCAGCTCGACAGCGCCGCGGCGTACCGCGCCTACTACGATGAGATGGGACACCACCCCAGCCTACAGGTCATCGGCTACCGGCCAGATTACATGCGCTGGCTGCTGCCCTGCCTGGCGCGCAACCGCGTGCTGGAGCTGGGGGCTGGTACAGGCGGATCCATGGTGGTGATGGCCCTGCTGGGCAACCGCGTGACGGGGGTCGAGATCAGCGCCCCCCTGTGCGCGCGCTTCGAAAGCGCCCGTAACACCCTCCCTTGTCCCATCGCGGATCGCCTGCGCATGATCCACGGGGCCATCGAAGACCTGGGCTTGCCGGAGCGCTTCGACTGGGTGGTGCTGACGGAAGTGCTGGAGCACGTCATCGACCCGGTGCGGGTGTTACAGGTGGCCCGGGCCCATGCGGAGCCCCATGGACAGCTCTATGTCACCGCACCGGCCGTGCGCGTCGGGGGCGCATCGCACGTGCGTGGCGTGCCGCGCGAGGCGCTGGAGCTGTGGTTGGGGCAGAGCAGATGGCGTGCCGCGCAGTGGCGTTGTAACGATGCCGGCCAGGGGTTGCCCGAGCCCTACCGGCAGACGGTGTGCTTCGCGGAGGCAGCGTGAAGATCCTGCTCACCAACCACTCATTGCAGGCCGTGGGCGGCACGGAGAAGTGGGTCTATGCCATGGCCCGCGAGCTGCAGCGCCGGCAGCACGAGGTGGAAGTCTTCACCTTCCTTAAGGGGGTCACCTCCGAGCGCCTGGCGGCGTGCGGCATCCCTGTGCGTACGGATGTGGGCACCGGCTATGACCTGGCGCTGGTGAACCACGGCACGTGTCTATGCATGGTGCACCACTTGCCGGCGGTGAAGCTCTTCACGAGTCATGGGCCGCGCCACCCCCTGGAGGTGCCGTCGCTGGGCGCCGACGGCTACGTCGCCGTGTCGCCCGAAGTGCGGGCGCAGCACGCCGCGCTGGGCATCGACTGCCGGGTGATCTACAACGGCATCGACCTGGAGGAGTTCGGGCCCACGGAGGACCGCTGGGAGCCAGGCCGCCCCTCCCTACTGGCGGCCTGCAAGATGTCCTTGGCCCAGGGCCTGGTGGGCGAAGCCTGCCGCCGCGCCGACGTCCACTTCGATACCGTCCACTACGTCAGCGCCCCCGAGTGGGACATGGCCCGGCGTATGCAGGCAGTCGATTGGGTAGTCGGCTGCGGACGCACCGCCTACGAGGCCCTGGCGTGTAACAAGGCCGTGCTGGTGTTCGACAGCCGGGGCAAGGCTGGGCCGCGTGCCGACGGCTGGTTGGAGGTCGGCAATGTAGACCTCATACGTCAGAAGAACTGCTCCACCCGCACCCACGCCTGGCCCTGGGACATCGAAGGCTTGGTCGCCGCCCTACTGGAGATGCGGCGCCGCTGGGAAGCCCCACCCCCCCACTGGATGCGCGCCTGGGCCGAACGCCAGGCTGATGTGCGCCAGAAGGCCGACGAGTATCTGGCCTATTACGAGGAGATCGACCATGCCGCGTGAAGTCGCCCTGGACACCCCCGAGGCGCTGGGCCGCCTGGTGTCCCTGTTGCAGCAAGCAACGCCTGAGCAGCGCAGTCTCATCAAGGACGCCCTGGGCGTCAGGGAGGGCATCAAGCGCAAGCGCCGCCACGGCAGCAATGCCGATGCCCGGCAGTTCGTCACCCGCTTCGGCGAGTGCGTTCAGCCTGCGGGCTTCGAGGTCACGCCGCCACAGGGCGTCTACGAGCGCGGGCCGCTGGCCGTGGCCGCCTGGCGGCAGCGGCGCGAGAGCGGCGAGAGCATCACCGACTCCGAGCTGGACACCATCGTGCAGCAGGCCGCCCTCTGATAGGATAGGAGGACAGCCATGCCGGGAAAATACGACCGTACTTCCTACTTCGGTTTGCCGCTTTCTTCCGGCGGCGAGCAGATCGAGTATGCCCAAAACGGTCGCGTGCAGCGTATCGATGCCATGCTGCGGGCACTGGGATACCCCGATCCCGCTCTGGGATGGGCCGATCCTACTCTGGGATGGCCCGATCCTGCGAACATAGATCCGGGCAACCTGGGTGGTGGAGGTGTCACCCGCTGGGGTGGCACTGGCTACGGCTATGGGGCAACCCTGCCACCGGCTTGGATGAGCGGGCCGCCCGGACGAATCGACCTGGTTGAGCGCGATACCCTGGCTGATCCCAAAACCTGGAGGGGGCAGGGGCGCTATACAGAGACGAGCATGCGCAGTCCGGGTGTGCCTGCAGCGGGCAAGGACCCCTGGGCGACCACGTATCGCTCGCGGGCGGCAGATTACCAGTGGCCACCGCCTGACCCCCTCTACGGGGACATGTATCGGCGCTATGGCCCCATGGGCAACGTGACGCAGTCAGAGGGGCCCTGGATTCCCGCTCCCAAGCGCGCCGCCGCGCCGGCTCGCGCGGCGGCCGTCGATCCGGTGGAACGACAGCTGCGCAGGGCGGGGCTCACCCCATCCCTACGGCAGCTCCACAAGAGGATCTTCCGCTGATGAAGGTGATGCTGCGCGTGCCCGTGCAGGATGCGGTGGACAAAAGCACCGTACGCTGGCTGCTGTGGCTCCAGGAGCAGCCTGAGGCGGACACCTGGGACATCGACCTGCACGAGGCCGCCGGGTTCGGCGTGGCCAACGCCCGTAACGACATCCTGCGGGAGTTCCTGACAACAGACTGCACGCACGTCTGGATGCTGGACTCGGACATCGCCCCGCCGCGCAAGCTGCATCTGTTGGAGGGCGCCACCGACTACCCGGTGCTGGCCGGCGCCTATCTGGGCATGACCGAGGTGGGGCTGCGTTGGCACATGTACCACCACCTAGGGGACGCCGGCTGGGCGCCGTTGCACCCCCGCAAGGCGCCGACGACGCGCTGGTTCAAGGTGGACGCCGCCGGCACGGGGTGCCTGCTGCTGCAACGTGGCCAGGTGGAAGCCCTGGGCCCAGACCCGTTCGCCTTCGAGCGCAGCCCGGAAGGGGGCTGGCGTGGTGAAGACCTGCTCTTCGGCCAGAAGGTGGGCGGCCTGGTGGTGGACACGCACTACGTCTGCGAGCACAGCCGCCGCGTGCCCCTGACGCGCTTGTGGCAGCATGCTATCGAGGACCTATGCCGGCAGCCGTGATCCGGGGGACGCAGATCATCGGCGCGGCGGGCCTGTTCGGGGCGTTACAGGCCGACTTTTTGACCATGAAGGGGACCTATGATGCCCCGATCATCATCGGCACCATCCGCCTGTGGCATGACACCACGACGGACGTGTTGCGCGTCAAGCGGGGCAGCAACCCAGCCTCTGTTACCGATGGCACGATTCTCATGGAGGGCTGACCCATGACTCCGGCGGCAGTCATCGACCTGGCTCTGGCCCAGGCCGGCGTGGTGGGCACGGACTCTGACTTCCGTAGCCGGATGCTGCTCTATTTCAACGAGGCGGTGCACGACATCGAGAGCCGCCCTCGACAGGGCTGGTGGTGGCTGGCGCGGCGCTCGACTTTCACCACCACGGATGGCACGCGCCTCTACTCCCTGGCCTCCGACTGCATGGTGCCACGCTTCCTACGGGACCAGACCAACAACCGCCTGCTGGTGCCCACGACGCTGGACCAGGCGCTGGAGCGTGACCCCGATCTGGACGAGGAGGGCGATGCCCGAAACTGGTACTTGGCCGGGGTGAGCAGCACCACGGGCGTTACCCAGGTGGGGCTCTACCCGATCCCGGGAACGACGGGGGACACCATCGGCTACGAGTACTTCCTGGTCATCAGCGAGCTGACCGACGCCGACGACACCACCACCGACCTACGCACCGCCTATGGCATGCCGGTGCTGTTACAGCAGGCCGCGGTGCAGCTCGCCGCCAAGCGCTACACGGCGCAGGAGGGAGACACCGAGGCGGCGATGCTGCTGCAGGTCCAGGCAGAGAAGATCATCAAGCAGGCCCTGTCGCTCAACGCCCAGATGCACGGCAACGCACCCCTGCGCCTGCCGCGCCCGGCGGGCCGTTATCCGCGCGTGCCGGTCTACCAGCCGGAAGAGGGATCGCTGAGCTGATGATCAAGGGCGATGCCATGACATTGGGCCCCTGGCACCGCGGGGTGTTCTACAACCTGCCCCCCGAAGAGGTGCCGGCCGACGGCCTCTCCGACATGGAGAACGTGCGGGTCGGCCAGGCGGGGCAGTGCGAGAAGCGGCCAGGCTGCGCTTCCTACCAGAGCGCCGCCGTGTTGTCCGGCACCCCGGCGCCAACGCTGACGCTATCCTGTCAGCTCGACCTGTCGACGGGCACCAGCCACGTCGTCATCGCTGCCGGCACGGCGCTCTACAAGTACAGCTCCGGCTGGTCGGCAATTACCGGCTCGACGACGATCACGGCGGGCGACGACAATGTCTTCGACTGGGCCAACGCCAACGACACGTTGGTCATCTGTAACGGCGTCGACACGGCGGCCATCAAGTGGACCGGCACGGGCGATGCGGCGGCCCTCGACGTCGACGCGCGCTTCACCAACGCCGCCCGTGTGGCCTGGTGGGACAACCGCCTGTGGTTGGGCCGGGTCAGTGGCGCCCTGGACCGAGTGTACTACAGTGCTACCGGCGACATCGAGACGTGGGCGGCGGCGGACTTCAAGGCGGCCGGCATGCCGATCACCGGGTTGGCGCCGCTCGACGATCTGCTGGCAGTCCACACCGAGAAGGGGATCTGGGCCATCACGGCGACGGGGAACAGCTCCATCCCGTACGAGATTCACCAGGTAACCCAGCGTGGCAGCCTCTCCGGACGCGGCATCGTAACGCTGCCGGGCCTGCGCCAGCTCATGGTGTTGCGCGACGGTATCTACCGCTGGGACAAGGAGGACGGTACTGTCACCAAGATCAGCTACGCCCTCGACGACGCCTATTGGCCGACGCTCAACAAAGCCCGCCTGAAGATGGTCTTCGGGGTCTACTGCCCCGACACCAACGAGGTCTGGTACATGTTGCCCTATGGCACCTCGCAGACCAACCTCAACCAGCTCATGATCTACGGCGAGTACGAGCACGAGGACGAAGAGAAGTACCGCTGGTATGGCCCCTGGAAGGGGGGCACGGCCTATGAGCGCAACTGTGGCGGGCTCATCGCCGACAAGCCCCACCTCGGCTCCTATGCCGGCTTTCTCTATGACATGGACACGGGCACCAACGACGTCTCCACGGCCGTGGCGGCGCACTTTACCACGGGCTGGGTTCAGCCGGACCCGGAGTCCCCGGAGCTACAGAACCGGTGGCTGTTCTGTCGCACCTACTACGATGGCACGGGGTACTACCCTGTCGTCGCGGGACAACGTAACGAGGATGGCACCGGCACGACCAAGAGCTTTACCGTGCAGGGCTCTGGCTTTGTGCTGGGCACCTCCAGGCTGGGCGATGCCATGCAGGGCCGGCAGATGGCCTTCGCCGACACGCCCCTCTTGGGCTACGGCTCGCACATGGGCATGCTGTACAGCAATGGCGCTGCCGGCCAGACGTTTTCCGTTCGGCGCGCCCTCGTCCACTACCGCGGCCTGGGACGCAAGCATAAGCGCGGCGCCTCGACTGCCGCATAGGAGTAGGCCATGCCAGGGTCCTTCTCGTTTGCGAACCTTTCGACCCCGTCGCTGGTCAAGTGGCGCTCTGACTTAGGGAACATGGGGCAGTTCGTGCTGCCCGCCGGCTCCAACCTGGCGCAGTGGAACGTCCCCGGGCTACAGCAGAGCTTCACTTCCGGGCAGCCCTACCTCGGCACAGACTGGTCGTTCGACGATCCCGGGGACGGCCGGGCGGTCGGCGTGCGGCTCAACAACCAGATTTTGGGTGAGCTGCCCATCTCAGCCTTCGCCACGCCGCCCCCGCTGCCGCCACCGGCTGCCAAGTTGCCGGTCGCCGACTCCCTGCTCGCCGCGGGCTCGCCGGGCAGTGCGCCCGTCGCGTCGGCGCCGGTGGGTGGTGCGGGTGACACAGCTTCCCCTTTGCCGCCACCGGCACTCCCCATGTTGCCGGGGGGAGGTGGGGCCCCGGGGCCCGTAATCGCAGGGCCCGGGAGCTTCGAACTGGGCCCAGATGTGCTCTCTGGGCTGTTGGCGCAACTGGGGCCCATAAAGGTGCCAGGGGCCCAGTTCGACCCGGCGGCAGGCACGGCGGGAAGCCTACTGGGCGAGCTGGGCAACATCGACGTGCCGAACAGCCAGTTCCGCATTCCCAATGTGCCTGGACTGCGCCGGGATTTGTTGGGCCGAGTGGGCTCGTTTGGCACGGACGACATCACCGGCTTGTTCGACGTGGGCGGCGTGCCTGCGGAGCTGCAGCGCCTCATCGGCCGACTGTCGCCCGGGGCTCTGCTGCCGTCGGGCCACGACCTGTTGCGGACCTTCCAGGAGCTGGCCCCCTCGGCGCTCAGCGCCGAGCAGCTCCTGCCTGGCCAGGAGGCGATGGATCGGCTGTGGGGTGTGCGGCAGCCCGACCAGCTGCGCGCCGAGCAGCTCCTGCCTGGCCAGGAGGCGATGGATCGGCTGTGGGGTGTACGGCAGCCCTCGGCGCTGACTGCCGAGGCCATGCTGCCCGGCCAGGAGGCGATGGACCGCGTGTTTGGTATGCGGCGGCCCTCGGCGCTGACTGCCGAGGCCATGCTGCCTGGCCAGGAGGCGATGGACCGCGTGTTTGGCATGCG